CTTTTTTTTGTCATGGCAGCTATCAGAGGTGATGTAGGCAAGATCATGTTTCATAATGCGGCTGGTACTGAAGCCGAGATCGCTGGAACAAGATCTTGGTCATTATCAGTTTCAAAAGATACTTTAGAAACTACAGTTCAAGGTAATACTTCAAAGACTTTTATTGGTGGTCTAATTTCTGGTGAAGGTTCAGCAGAATTGATTTATGACAATGCTGGTAACTCTGATTACTTATCATTTGTTGAGGACATATTAACAACAGGTGATGCTGGTGACGCATTGTTTGAACTGTTCCCTGATAGTTCAGCTAGTTCTAAAAAGTTAGCTTTTTCTGGAATCATTACAAGTGCTGAGTATGGTGCAACACTTGGAGAAACTCAGTTGATTAACATTTCATTCCAAACAACAGGTGCAATAACCTCTGACATATAGTAAATTAAAAATACTTC